AGAGTTTTGACGATTCTTTGGATCTTGAGCTCTGATCTCGGCAGTTGGAACCATCTTTAAGTCTTCAAGCGGATTGGCATATCGCTGACTAAACTCTTGAAATGAGAATGACCGATGTCGCAATATCTGTCGCGCAATGTCTCGTGTAGTCTCAATCTCTAGGCAAGCAGACACCATTTCGAAAGGCGACCAATGCGCGTGTTTTGCAAGGTATGATAGCAGTCTTTCGGACGTTTCCGTGTTATTTTGGTTTGAGGGGTTCGAGACACGGGCGCAATACGCAATGAGTTCTTGTATATCTTCACCGACATATAAATTCTCCGGACATTGTGAGTAACTAACTAGTCTAACGTTCACGCAAATAACTCCATTAATACGACATATAAGCCATAGCCAAATAAACTCCATAATACAATGAAGCCTACAATACTTGTTTCTTCCCACCCGTAATTATCTTTAAAGCCGAGTCTTCTAAATAATTTATCCATCATAGTTTAAAATCTCCAAACTTTTCTTGTGATACTCTTTCACCACTCATTGAATTATCAAAGACTGGAGTATCGTCTGTCAACGTTTGCTGACTTTCTTCAACATCAAACAATCTCATCTTTGCACGATCAATACCGACCACAAATCTTTTATGCATTGTTGGATCATTATAACGATTTTTCAATTGCTTGACCATGATTTGACCATCACGTTCTAACTCTTCGGTGGATATAAGAGCGAACATAAGATCAGCAGTAGCCGGCAAACCAAACGATTCAGACGTATCTTCCAAACCAACATCAGTATTTGAATATCCACTACGAGTAGTTTGAGTTGCAGAAAATACAGGTACATCAAATTCGACAGCCAAGCCACGTAATTCCTCCGCAATAGCTTTAATATATGTATAGGAATTGATCGATCCACCCATTGCTTTCATTCTTGATGAAGAACAGATGTTGAGATAATCAATGAAGATAACATCAGGTTTAAATTGTTTTTTGAGTTTCAGCTCATTTAAGAGTGCACGGAAGTGGCCAGCATGAGCTGAACCGGTGGGATATTCCTTGACAATCAAACGACCAGTCGTCTTACGAGCAAGATCTGCAACCTTCGTGGTAAACATATCTTTTGACATTTTATCGAGTTGATCGATTGGAACATTCAAAAGATTCGCGTCAATACGTTCCGCAATCCTCTCCTCCGCCATCTCCATAGTAATGTAGAGAACATTCGCCCCATCGACAAGAGCAGATGCAGCAACGTGACACACAAATAAAGACTTACCAACGCCGGTACCAGCAAGAGCAATGTTAAGAGTTTTATTAGGAATTCCTCCCTTGGTGATCTTGTTGAAGTATTCAAGATCGAAAGGAATTCTATCCTCTTCTGTGTGGTAGAATTCATAGCGTTCCTCTACGTTTTCAATGTAATCATGACCTACGTTAGTATCGAATGCAACTCCCAGAGCTTTCGTAAGTAGCTCCGGAAGTGCATTCTTAGTCAACGTGTCATGTTTGCCGTCAATAATCGTAATCGATTCCATGACTGCGTTGTAGATGGCACGATCTTGGCACCACTTTTCAGTGTTCTCAAGAAGCCAAGTATCGTCGACATCATCACCATCGAACAAAGTCTGAGCAATATCGACTGCAGCAGTAAACTGTTCGCTACTCAAATTTGAGTGTTCATTCAACTCAACAAGGAAAGCTTCTTTTGCTGGAAGTTTGTTATACTTCGCAACATATTTACCGGCTTCTTTGAAGAGTGTTCGATATGGACCCTCAAAATATTCTGGTTTAACAAACGGAAGAACTTTCCGCATGTACATCTCATCAGTGAGAAGATTTCTAAGTATCGTCTGTTCTATTCTTAAGTTCATTACGTATCTTTGTTGCTGAAATTGCGTGTATCTCTTCACCTAAGTCGTACTGTTTGATTGTATATCCGACATCACGACCATAGCCAATGTTGACTATGTTTGGTACAAGTATTATATCATAGTCTACATCAAAAGTAAAATCTTTTAAATTCTCTTCAATCATATTTTCGATATGCGTATGGTGATAAGGATTGCTATCACTATAAGGCATGTCACGAATCATTATGATGACTTGGCCAGTTTCGGCATGCATTCTTTTAAAAAGCTCTGTATGCCCTCTATGCCAGGGTTGAAATCTTCCAAGCATTTGCGAAGTTGGTCTTTGGTAATCCATTCATCTATCCTAATATCATATTGCACAACTGGTTCAAATATTTGATCTGTGTCAGAATATCTACTTTCATCAAACGTATTCATCCAGATTACAAAATCGGGTTTCACAATGTATCTTAAAGCTCGAGTAGGACATACGAAATCAAGTATTCCCCATTGCTCACTCATTCTTTTTGCTTGACGAGCACGGCCTTCAATACTGAAATCCCAATCATCATAATACTCACGATATGTGTCAGCATTATGATGTGGTATATTGAAGTGGTATGCAAGTTCTTTTGCTAAAGTAGTCTTACCAGTCCCAGGTAAACCTAATATAAGTATCTTCATTGTAGTGTTATAGGATCATCTCTTTCTTTGTATTCGATGAATCCTTCCTCTAATCCGGTTTCAATGACAGCTTCAATTACTTGAGAAACATACTGTTGAAGATCTTCATTATCTTTATGAACGAGTTCTTCATCAGGTGTTTCAATGATTTCAAAGTTAAATGATATATGCCCTTCGATTTCGTTGAGTGCAACTGCGCCAATTACAATTACAGACTCAACAAAATCGCCTTTTAGAATACGAATTGCCCATGCGTCGGGTAGCTCATCATGAGTAATCAATTCGTAGTCTTCATTCTCCTTCAACATCTTCAAAATCCTCAAGTGTTGTATTACCACCAATCTGGTATGCTTGCTTTAGATAATCTTTAAAGTCTGTTTCTTCGAAGATAGGTTTCCAAAACTCTTCTTCTAGAGTTGCGGCTTCTCGTACTTTTGGCTCGAGTAGTTCGCCAGTCTCCCGGCTAACGCGGCAATACCAACCATTCGACGGCTTAGAAACATATTGACCTTGCAAAGCAATATCAAGAAGGCCTGAATACTTTTGTACTCCACCTTCCCAGCTAACACTAATGGGAATCTTAGACTTTTCTTTAACATAACGTGATTTCTCCACATTAATCACGAAATCATAGCCTGTAATTTCAGTGCCTTTCTTGTTCTGACGACGACCAAGAATCCAGATGTTATCGGCAGAATAGTAGATACCGGTACCACCCGAAACGATTGCTTTCGGGAACAGACCAATTTCTTGATAAGTATGATTGACTGCAATCAATGGGATGTTCTTCATATTCAAATATGGTGTACACATTCTGAACAAACCTTTGAGTGCTTTAGCGCGAGACATATCGGCAACAGATTTCTCATTGATAGCATCTTCCAATTCTTTCTTTGATGCTAAGTTACCGACTGAATCAATTACAATAACAACCTTATCATCACGGTCCAAACCTTCCATTTGTCCAATGATGTCAAACTTAAGTTCTTCTACGTTTGTAATCGGAGTATGAAGTACACGATCAGTATCAATATCAAATTGTTTGAAGTATGACTGAGGTGAACCAAACTCTGAATCATAGAAGAGAAGGACGGCATCAGGATATTTCTTCAAATAAGCTGACGCCATAATAAGACCAAACGAAGTCTTAAAGTGTTTTGATGGACCAGCTAGCACAGTGAGACCCGGTGCTAATCCTCCATCTGTCGAACCGGATAGTGCTACGTTAATCATAGGCACATCGGTTTGAATCATATCTTTTTCAGTAAAAAATTTAGACTCAGAAAGAATAGAAGTTTCTTTGACTTTACTATTCTTTTTGAGTTTATCCATAATAGACGGCATATTATACTCCTATTGCATATATGATATTATACCATAAATGCGTCCAATTGTACACCTTCTTTTTTATAATCGAGTGTATGTGTTTTGTTGTCCTGCACAAGATAATCTGTCTCAATCATTGAGTTATCGAGACGACCGTCCACAAACTTGAGAACGTGATCGGCCATGTCCTGTGCAGTTGTCACTGGAACATTCTGACATATGTGATTGAGATTTTTACGACCATCCTGAAGAATAAAGTCACTTGGCAATTTCATAATACTCAAGCATTCACGTATTGTCAAATAACGATCCTCATCGGGGTGTGTTAAGAAATGTGGATAGTGTCCAACAAAAGCGCCAATATGTCCTTTCGGAATCTCTGGTCCACGTCGCATGATATTACCACCAGCCTTGAGTTTCTCATGCATAGTCATACAACGTGTCGCTTGCTTTTCATATCCATTTTTTGACATCCACTCTGCAACTTTATCGTATGAGATGCCTGCTACATCTTCGATATAGTGCTGTGGATTAATCGATCTTTCGATCTTATCCTGAAATTGAGAATGCGTAATGCCACCCTCGATTTCTTCAAGGACATAGCGATAGTACGCATCTTCAGAAGGAACACCGGGATTAGCAGGTACATTCATAGGATCATTCTGATCACGCTTCACGGAGCGAATCGTGTCTTCAATCCTTTCGTGTTCTCTTTTTATATATTCAAAAACGGGTACTTTATTCCCTTTCCAGAAAAAATAAAATGTCCTGTCTCTTACCTGACTTAATCCATGAAGAATGCTTTTTGTTTTATAGATCGAAAAAGTGTATCCATTTTCTCGAGCAATTTGTCGTAAATCTTCGACAACCGGTTCTCCCATTTTGCTAGCGAGTCTTGGTGCATTTTCGCCCCAGAATACTCGAGGTTTGAGTGTGCCCAATACATGACGAGCGCTGGTGCGCATCCAATCATTAGCAGCAGCATCACTACTGCTAGTAACGCTAAGACTAGACAAACCAGCACATGGACATACAGTATTGATAACATCGACATTAGGTACATCGGGTATCCTATCATCTTCGATGACATGATAGGGAACTTCTTTTTGATAGTATTCAACCAAGTGCGAATCATTTGCTTGGAACCCTTCATATGACAAAATGTACTCGGGACGTTTTCCGAATACATTCTGCATAGCAATTGTTTCTCCACCAATCAGTGGAACGATACTTGCATAATTAGCCATAATTTACTTTCTGTTCTTTTTCACGATCGTCAAGTTCATATTGTTTTCTGTATATATTATTATACTTTATGACTTCGTCAAGAACACCAAACTCTCCACGAGCATACGTAGAAAATGCATTTGTATCTTTCGGGAAGCAAGCACCACCGAATCCTTTACGTCCATCTGGACCAGGAACTTGTGTATGACTATGACCGATACGTGGATCAGAACCAATCGCATTGACAATCACATTGTACTTTGAGTCTGTATCTTCAATCAAATCTTTAAATTGATTGAACCACAAGACTTTTGTAGCAAGGAAACAATTGATTCCATATTTTACAAATGAAGCTTCCATCGCAGTCATATGCATAACAGGTGCAGGTTTACACTGGCTGAATTTCTCATAGAGTTCTTGTACTTTACGAGTTACTGCGGGATTACCACCAAGAATATGCATAGGTGGATTAATAAAATCTTCAAGATGATTTGCTTCGGTTAGAAACTCTGGATTGTAAATAACATTCGAATCAGCTTTACTTAATTCTTCTACTACATCTGGAGTAACGGTCGATTTGATAATAATAGGACATGCAAAATCAGCTAGCTGTTGTACCACATCCTTTACAATCGATGCGTCGATTTCACCATCTTTACCAAATGGTGTAGGTACACAAACAAATGCAGCATCAAGTCTTTGTTTACCTTTTATATCATCAAGTGATGTATTATAGAGTGGATCAGCAATAAACTTTTCAACCTGTGAAGTGGAAAAGCCGTGATCAACAGCTTTTCCTACGTATCCATGTCCTACGATTGCAATATTAATTGACATTATAGTATTCCTTATACCATGCAACAAAATGTTTTACACCTTCAGTAATTGGTGTGGTTGGCTTATAACCAAGCTTCTGAAGTTTTGAAGTATCTGACCAAGTTTCAGGTGTGTCGGCTGGATGTGCGGGTACACGATCATATTCACCTTTACGACCAAACTCGTTTTCAATCGCTTCGACAAAATCCATCAATTGAACTTGTTGACCATACCCAATATTATAGATTTCTTTAATACCACCATCGTACTCATTATCATTTGAAGTAATCTTATCCACAACAAGAGTAATACCTTGAACGATATCATCGACATATGTAAAGTCACGTTTCATGTTACCATAGTTATACAATGTAAGTGGAGTTC